GGCTGCTACTCCTGCCCCACCAATAGATAGATTAGAACCCGATGATTTTGAAGACGACCTTACAGAAGAAGATAAGAAATACCTAACACTGAAATGGGGAAAAACTTATCGACCTTATGAGTGGGTTCAATTAGAAAAATTATACCAAGAGATGATGGCGGCCTTCGATATCGTTACCCCTTCACATGAAGATTATCTTAAATTAATCTGTAAAACTTCATTAAAATGCCATTAGTTAGTTGATTTGGGCGACATAGAAGGGTTCCAAAAAATGTCTAAAGTTTATGACACTTTAATGAAATCTGCTAAATTCACCGCCGCGCAAAATAAAGCAGAAACAGGTGAGTTTGTATCTGCTATTGATGAGTTTATTCTTTTGTGCGAAAGAGAAGGCTTTATACCAAGATATTACACTTCAGAGCCTGCGGATATGGTAGATGCTACAATTGCGGATTTGCGCAAATATACTGATCGTTTAGTGCGCGAAGAAATGAATTTGGGCAATCTTATTGAAGGTGCTGTGCGCACTATGGCTCGTGAAGAAGCAAAAGAAGAAGACCTTGAAACCACTGATGAAACCGACATTGATTTCGATGCTATTGAACAAGAGGTTTTAAGTGACGAAGACTTTACTGCGCATAATGATTTTCTTGAAAAAGAGCAAAATGCAGATTAGTAGATGATGGATGACCTATTGAAGGGCAGGGAAAAATAATGGCCCTAAATGATTTGCTGAATTTACACAGTAATGTTGATAAAATAGGTCTATCAGAAGAAAGAGTAAAGGCATGTATTCCCGTAGCACGGAAGTACATTGCCTTTTGGCGTGAATATCCGGATTTATTTATAGACTTTTTATTAGCAAAACATAATCCAGAAAATTTTCATCTCTATTATTATTAGCGTGTGTTTTTGCGCTCGGCGATGCGCTATAAATATTTGTATGCCACATTTCCTCGTGCTTATTCCAAATCCTTTTTATCTGCGTTGACATTAATGCTGCGCTGTATTCTTTATCCTGGGGCGAAATTATTTGTTACTTCTGGCGGAAAAGAATAGAGTTCGAGTATCTTAAAATCTAAGGTACAAGAATTATGTCGATTAATTCCAGCGCTATATAATGAGATAGATTGGACAAGAGGAAAAAGTCTTGAGGGAAAAGACTACGTTAAATACGTATTTAAAAGTGGCTCAATTCTGGATAATATTGCGGCAAGAGAGACAAGCCGTGGTCAGCGTAGGCACGGCGGACTAATGGAAGAATGTGTAGGTATCGATGGCACTATTTTAAGCGAAGTTATCATTCCTACAATGAACGTTTCTCGATATGGCGCATGGGGCGGCAGACAAGAAGATGAAACATTAAATAAAAGTTAGATATATATTACTACAGCTGGATGGAAAAATACATTCGCTTATGACAAATTAATATAGATTTTAGTTTGGGAAATTGTTAAGCCAGAGCGTGCTATGGTATTGGGCGGTAGTTGGCGCATTCCTGTTTTAATGGGCTTATTAGACAAGTCCTTTATTAAAGATTTAAAAATGGACGGTACTTTTAATGAAATGTCTTTTGCGCGTGAATATGAGTCTGAATGGTCTGGTACTGTTGAGGATGCGTTCTTTAATGCGGAACAGTTTGACCACAATCGTATTTTGCGCCAACCGGAATATGAATTTTCTGGACGCTCTACAAAAAGTAGTTATTATGTATTAGCGTGCGACGTTGGACGTAGATAGTGCGATACAGTTATTTGTGTGTTTAAAGTTAATCCATAGCCAACTGGAGCAACTATTACTACGATGCCGAATATTTTTACTATGACTGACGCTCATTTTGAGGACCAAGCCATTAAATTAAAGAAACTGTTTTTTAAATATAAAGCAAAGACCATTGTTATCGATGGAAATGGGTTAGTAACTTAGCCCCTTATAATAGTAATATTATAAGCAAATCTTTTTAATTGCTGGAAACCTAAACTTATTTATAAGCATGGCAATCAGCAGCCAAGAATTACAACTTTTTTTGGAGGTTGAAAAATTTATGAAAAAATTAATCGTTCACAATAAATACCAATTAAAATATGACTATTACGCCACTGACGATGGAAATATTTATAGTCAAAAATCTTCAAGAAATTTATCTAAACATTTAGATAAAGATGGATATGAAAAAGTGCGTTTAATCACCGAAGATGGTAGACACACCTATTCAGTACATCGTTTAATTTTAGAAACATTTAATCCTGTACCAAATATGATGAATTTACAAGTTAATCATAAAGATGGTAATAAACAAAATAATAATTTATCTAATTTAGAATGGGTTACTTGTCAAGAAAATATAACTCATGCTTGTTAGAATAATTTACGACATAATTAGTGCAGAGAAAATAATAATGCAACTAAATTAACTGAAAAAGATGTTAAACAAATTATACAATTATTATTATCTCATAATTATACTCAAAAGTCTATTGGATTAATGTTCAATGTTTCTGAAGATGTAGTTGAAGCTATTAAAAATAAACGTAATTGGGTTTATTTGACACAAGACATAAATTTTAATTAAGGTTCAACGACTATTCCGTAAGGAAGTACATTCAAGCGAATGGAAATGGAAGACTACCTAAGAAGGTAGAAGATATAGTCTAATCTTATAGGAAACTATAAGCAGTTCATAAAGAACGCATGTAAAGTAGCGATTTACATGGAACGTAATGTAGGCATTGGACTTGTCGATTATATGGTCAAGCAACAAACTGACCCCGATACTGGTGATATTCTGCCGGACTTTGGAGTTGAAAACGATGATGAAAATGAGTATAAGAAATATAGAAGTAATATCTGCGAAGAAAATGCTTTATATATCATCAAGGCAAATGCTCCAATTAATACAGAGGCTCACGCAACAGCGCGTAGTGAATTGGCGTCTGGACACGTTAAGTTTTTAATTGATGAACGGGTCGCAAAAGTAAAATTAATGGGCACAAAGCGCGGGCAAGAAATGAAACCAGAAGAAAGGGCAGAGTATTTAAAACCTTTCACCTTAACTTCCATATTAAAAGAAGAAATGATGAATTTGCGCGAAGAGAATGAAGGCGTAAATATTATTCTTAAACAGGCAAATAAGGGTATCAGAAAAGATAAATTTTCTGCTTTTGAATATGGTTTATATTATATTAAACAGGAAGAAGATAAAAGGCATAAAAAGAAAAAACGTAGAATAGCAGAAATGTTATTATTTAATTAAGTAGGTGTTAAAATGAGAAGTTCTCGTGCGGAAATAAAAATTGAAGAAATATTGCGTGAAGCGGAATTAAATTTTACAGAGGAATAGACTTTTACTGGATTGACATCTGGCAACGGAAATCCATTGCGTTTTGATTTTTGTGTTTTTGATGATGAAGGAAATGTTGATTTTTTAATTGAATATTAGGGAAAATAGCATTTTGAACCATCCAATAAATTTGGCGGCAAAAAAGGTTTTTTCCGTTAGCAATATAATGATAATAAAAAACGTAGATTTTGTGAGTTAAATAATTATAATCTTATTGAGATACCCTATACTGAAGAGAATTTAATAAGTTATGATTATATTATGGAGCGAGCTGGCTATTAAGGAGGTGCTTTCGTGCGGCAAAGACAGACCCAAGATAGTATTCACGAAAAAGGCTTTAAAATAACCACAGGCAAGCCAGGCACGTTTTCGCCAGAAGATAATATGCCTATTGATTATGGGCGCATTCGTGTTGGATTACAAACTCTTGATGATGCGGTTTTAGAATTAGGCTCTTTATAGACTGTAAATCGTTAGTGGGGCAATAAAAATGTAATTTTACGTGCATTAGCAAGAAAAGACTATGTGTCTTTACGCGAAATTTCTAATTACTTTTATGAAGTTAGCGGTATTTATGAACGCATTTGTAAATATTTCGCTTATCTTTATAGATACGATTGGTTTGTTGTCCCATATATTAATGATGACTCTGCTAAAGAAGAAAAAATTTTAAATGAATTTACTAAAGTTCTAAGTTACCTTGATAATTCAAGTGTTAAATATACGTGCGGCGATATTGCGTTAAAAATAATATTAAATGGATGCTGGTATGGGTACATAGTAGATACAAAGAACGGAATGACTTTTTAGGAATTACCAATTAATTATTGTCGAAGCAGATTTCGTGTTGGCGATATGCCAGCAGTAGAGTTTAATCCAAAATATTTTGATGATAAATTTCGTTCTGTTGAGCAACGAATGAGAGTGTTAAAGATGTATCCAGAAGAATTTACAAAGGCATACGTTGCTTATAAAAAAGGTAGATTAAACACCGATGAACAAGATGGTACTTGGTGGGTTTTAGACCCGGCTTATGCTATTAAATTAAATGTTAATGGTGCGGATTACCCAATTTTTGCTAATGCCATTCCAGCAATTTTAGATTTAGATTCTGCGCAAGATTTAGACCGTAAAAAAACGATGTAGAAGTTATTAAAGGTTATTATTCAAAAATTACCTTTAGATAAGAATGGCGATTTAATATTTGACGTCGATGAAGCAAAAGACATACATAATAACACAGTATAGATGTTAAAGAGAGCAATTGGCGTCGATGTTATGACTACTTTTGCTGATGTTGAGGTGGCTGATTTAGCTGATAAAAACACGACTACATCTACTGATGATTTAGAGAAAGTAGAACGTACTGTATATAATGGCTTTGGCGTATCAGCTAATTTGTTTAACACTGATGGTAATTTAGCTCTTGAAAAATCTTCTTTAAATGATGAAGCATCTATTAGATGTTTAGTATTATAGTTTTAGAATATGTATAATAAGGTTTTAAGTCATAAGTTCCCTTAGAATAAAAAATGGGCGTTTAGATTTTTTATGCTTGAAACTACTATTAATAACTATCAAGAATTATCTAAAATGTATAAAGAACAAGTACAAATTGGATATTCTAAAATGTTGCCGCAAATTGCGCTTGGACATTCTTAGAGTGCGATTATAGCTATGGCTCATTTTGAAAATGATATCTTGCATTTGTCTGAAATTATGATACCGCCATTAATGAGTTCAACTATGAGCAGTTAGGACATTTTAGGTTAGAGAAGCCAAGAGAAAAATCAAAAACAGTAGAGTACAGAAAATAATACTGGTGGAAGGCCAGAAAAGCCTGATACTCAAAAATCTGAAAAAACTTTATAGAATAAAGAATCTATGTCATAAGGAGTGAATTGAGTGTAGCATATTAGTATTCCTGTTGAGCATACAGTTGAATTGCTCAATGTCACTCCTGTCAATCCTTTGATTTCTAAGTGTGAAATTAAGGTTTGTTATGTGAGTGATAAGCCAAACCGCAATGGCAGTATTATCAATAAAGAGACTGCTGTAAAGATGGCGGCAACATTGCCCGGTTGTCCTATTGTAGGTTTTTATGATGAAAAAAAGTAGGATTTCGCTGGTCATCAAAGAAGTATTGAAGTTGGAGATGGCAAGTGGGTAGAAAAAGATTTAACCAAGGCTTATGGTTATGTTGATTCTACTGCGAAGATTTGGTTTTAGACATTTATTGATGATGGTGTAGAACATTTGTATCTTATGACTGAAGGATACTTATGGACTTCCATATATGAAGAAGCTAAACGTATTATTGAACATGGTAATAATTAGTCTATGGAGCTTAATGAAGAAAATTTAAAAGGTTCTTGGGCAACAGATGAAAATGGCTGGCCTACATTCTTTATTATCAATGAGGCAATGATACAAAAATTATGTATTCTTGGAGAAGATGTTGAAC